CGTAAATCGTCTGCACTAGAACGCCACCATCTGTGTGTCCTAGTTGAACGGCCACATCGGACGGACTCAAGCCCTGCTCAAGAAGATAGGTGGCGCAGAAGTGCCTAAGCTCGTAGTAGTGCATTGTTGGACGACCGAAGGCAACCCTGACCGGGTTCCACATCCAATGCCATGAAGGTTGATACAGCTGCTTGCCGTTCGGGGTGGTGAATACGAGCGAGTCGTGAAGAGCCGGTGTCTGCTCAATGGCATGCGCTGCGATCTCCGGCAGGGCGATGACTCGCGTCTTGCCATTCTTCGGGGGGCCCATTGTCCGACTTGATGACTGAACCGCCTTGCTGATAACAAGCTCTGTCTCTCGAACATCAGCGCGCTCAAGGGCAAACAGTTCGCCTGGGCGAATCCCGGTGTAAGCGCTGACAAGAATCGCGCACTTCATCACTTGTGCTGTGACTGGTTGATGCACCAGTTCACATGATGCTGTGAGGCGTTGAATGTCCTCAGCTGTAAGCCAGTCGGGCTTGAGGTCGCGCTTAGCTTTGCGTTGCTTCAGTCCAAGGTTGTAGAACGGGTTGATGCTGATGAGGTCGTCTTTGAGGGCATCGCTGAACATGGCCCTAAGACTTGAAAGCTCTGACGGGTGCTCAAGCGTCCATGCTCGAGCAGCGCGTCTGTCGATGCGAGCAAGCTGACGGGTGCCAAACGCAGCTGCGAATCGTTTAACGCGCTCGCGGTTGTGTTTGTTGGTGCTTGCGGCTGGGCGTGGATAGTCAACTGTCCAGCGCTCAGCGAACTCGGCGACGGTCACTGTGCTGTCGAACTTGCGTCTGCGGTGTGTTGCTTCAGCGTCTTGAGCTTCGCGCTTAGTGTTGAAGCTGCCAACATGTCGCATCTTCTTGGCTTCGGAGTCATAGACCTGTGCGATCCACTTGCCTCGGTCGTTCTTATGAATTGCCATGTTGTTCCCCCTGGGCGATTAGCCAAGCGATTGCCTGACTGCGTTGGAACCTCAGCCTACTGCCCACCTTGTGAGAAGGCATACCCTCTTTAACGCGACGCTCTACCCAGCTGACGCTAAACCCAAGGTGATTGGCCAGCTGCTGCTTCGTAATAAATGGCTCAGTCCAGTCAATCGTTGCCGCTGGTCGAGGACGACGGGCTTCGCCAATGTTATGAACGGTCGCTGACACTATGCGCCACCTTCTGCCAGCAAACGACGCGCAATCCACTCGGCAACGGTTGCTGTTACGCCATCACCGCAAGCTGCATAACGCCGACCGTCCGGGCGCGTCATATCTTCGCTGGGTTGATAGCCCGCCTCAAACCATCTTGGAACTTCAAGAAGGCTTGAACCGCTTGTCAGAGTCCAACCATCGGGCCAACCTTGAAGTCTTTCGCACTCGACAGGCGTTAGACGTCGTACAACGGACTCGTTAGAAATAACGCCCGCGCGGCCGGTAGCCATTCCCGTATTGGCTCCCATTGTCGGAACGACCGTGTCGGCCTTATGGTTCAACGAATCCCAACTAAGAATGCCCATTCCGTCGGCGTTCTTACTGAGGGCCGGAGAGACTACTCCGGAAATAGGGTCTGGCTTATGATGGAATGCTAAGGCTTGATTGTTGTGTCCTCTGCGGTCAGAGTTGAGCCGTCGCGCAGTTTCAATAAAGCGTGTTTGAGTGGTTCCGGAATCGTCTTGTTGCGTCCTTCGGCTCGACGTAATATTCCCGTTGCCGCCCTCTGAGATATCAAGAACCTCGCCGGGAACGCTTGACTTAGAACGTTGTGCAACGACGAAGATCCGCTTGCGTCTTTGGGGAACACCGAAGAATTGGCTGTCCAGCACTCGCCATGTTGGTTGAGTAAACCCGATGTCGGCCAACGAACGCAGAACAATGGCGAAATCTCGCCCGTGATTGGAACTGAGCAGTCCGGCAACATTCTCAAGGACGACATACCCTCCTTGTTGAACAACTCGGTCTGCGATTCTAATTGCGTCATAAAACAATCCGCTCCGTTCTCCAGCAAGCCCAGCACGACGGCCAGCAACGCTGAGGTCTTGGCAAGGAAATCCGCCAATAAGGCAATCCACCTGCCCTTGATAATCAAAAGTGCGCACATCGTCATAAATTGGGACATCGGGCCAGTGCCGAGCAAGGACTTCGCGTCTATATGCGTCGGCTTCACAAAAAGCGACATGCTCAAATCCCGCCCTTTGAAATCCCAAGTCCATGCCGCCAACACCGCTAAACAAGCTGATTGTCTTCATGCGCCACCTTCTGCCAACTCGCGCCGCATTGACCAATCCACCAGGCGCTCCAAGATCCGCCTGTCAGCATTAAGCCTGAACCCAGCCTGCTCCAATGCTTCCTTCACACCAGCTGCCACATCTCGCTTCATGCGAAGGTCAGCAACCGTCTTGTCACCCCTAGCAATGTCAGCTGTGGTTGACCATGCCACGCCCTCAGCGTGCAACTCAATGATCTTGCGGGCAAGGGCAGTCCTATAAGCGAGCTCTGTTGCCGCAGCAGTCTCAACAGCCTGCGCTCGATCACGCTCCGCTTCCACCTGCCTGATAGACGCTTGATGCGCAGCTGCGCGAGCCTGGGCAAACGTGAATGGGCTTTCGCTCATATCACCGGCTCCCAACTGTTCAACCATTTGCCGATCTCCCACACTGACAGTTCGGCTCCCTCACCCCAATCAGCAATGACCAGGCTGCGGCCTCGCATGTCAGTCCCGTGCCCGACTACGCAGACAACATGCCGTTCATCGTCCACGTTGCCCCAAAGGCTTCCGAGGGCTGGCATGATCGTCGTGCGGTTCACAGTCGCTCCCCTGTGATGATGCGCCTGGCACGTTCCAGCCCGGAGGCCATGCGCGTAGCGTAAACCTGCTCATCAAGGGTGAGATATGGGAGAAGGTCGAGATCGTGCGAGTCATACGACGTGTGGCAGCTGCGGCACAAACCCACAACCGCATCAGCGCCCATGTTTGCCTCAGTTGGGTTGATCGAGCGTGGGATTACATGCGCAGCGTCAACCCCGGCTGTCTTGCAAACTCGGCACCTGCCGTGATTGTCAGCTTCAACCTTTGCCCTGGCGGCTGTCCAGTCGCGCCTGTTAGCCATTGTCGCGCTCCGGATCGTGCTTCTTAGGTGGCAAACCCATGAACGCCGGATGGCGCGTGCGAGCAACCAGCACAAACATCGCCGCCTCACGATTCCATTTCCACAACTGTCCAGGCTCACCATCCCTAACGGCTTCAGCCAAGGCCTCATCCCAAATCTCAAGCCAACTCATGCCGCGTTCCTCCTGTCAATCTCCCACGCGACAGCGTGCTCGGCCATCTGCAACCGGGCAGCCTGCTCCCTGACGATCGCCTGAGATTCTTTAAGCGCAGCGCGCATTTCCACAAATGCCTTGCGGCACTCGTGCGCTTCAAGCTTTGCCTCTTCAAGCTCGGCGGTGAGATCACTGATGACACGCTGCGCGACGCTCACTGCCCGTACTCCCGCAACACCTTCACAAGTGCTTCACGCTGGCGAGGTGTAAATTCACCAATCGTCCTGTGACTGCTCACCATCGCCTGAACAAAGATCCGAGCCGATCGAGCACGAGTCATATACCTCACCATGTCCAACAACTTCTCCACTGGCATCGTCCTGACCTCGGGCGCATTGTCCTCAATCACGATCGAGCAGTAATACGCGCCATCGTCACGCTTCAAGCGCTTCAGATCCTTACGAAGGCCAGCGCGATACGCACGAATACCATTTGCTACTGCGAGGGCTTGCATGTTCTGCTCCGTCTGAACGCCCACGATTAGAACGGAACGTCGTCGTAAGTTTCGGCCTGCTCACTAACTGGGCCCTTGCTCTGAAACTGCACCTGCTGTGCGACAACCAAGACCTTTGACTGTTTCTTGCCGTCCTTCTCCCATGACTGCCATTCAAGGCGACCATCAAGGACGATGCTGCTGCCCTTCGAGAGAAACTTTGCGCAGTTAACCCCCTGTGGGCCCCACACGTTCACATCGAAAAAGTTCGGCTTGTCTTCCCATTCCCCCTGGGCGTTCTTGCGACTCGCATTTACTGCCAGTCCGAGCACGCAAAGGCTCGTTGCCCCAATCTCTTTGATCTCTGGATCTCTCGTTAGGTTGCCACTGAGAACAACCCGGTTGATGTTGCTTGCCACTTTCCTAACCCCTTTTCGATAGATGACTTCTGACAGCTGCAAAGACAAGGCAGCCAAGCGCTACATACGACGGCGTATTCACTGAAGGTGGCTTTCAATGTCGCCCACTGTTAAACGATCTTCAACCTTTGGTGTCCAGCAGAAAAACTCTTCGCCATCAAGATCAAGTGGTTGCCCAGATGAAACGATTCTTTGTTGTCTTACTAATTGCTTGATTCGTGAGCGCAGCGTTTTTGAGGCATCTGACGAAGGCTTGCCAAAGTCTTTGTTGAAATCGTCAACAAGAACTGAATGGCTGGTGTTGCCTAGCTGAGCAACTCGTTCCAAAACCCATTGCTGCTGTGCCGCCTGAAGCTCTCTAGAAGCTCGCTGACGCTTTCCGGGAGCAAATGTTGATCGTGAGTCGTATGTCAAACCAAAAAGCGCGTCAATCGACTCTTCGGCGCTTTCGGCAAGATCAAGCTCACGCATGACTTCTTTAAGCGCAACAATGAAGCCGAGCTCCTGACTGCGGCTCCATCCTTCTTTGTGAAGCTGAACTCCTTGCTTGATTTTGTCTGCCAACACCTCTGGCGTTAAGTAAGTCATTCATTCCCCCTTGCAGCCCCAGCTGCGGTTGTTTTATTCACTGCCTTCGCGCCGTTCAAAACGCCAAGATTTTTAAGCTGCTCTCGCCCGCCCGGATGCGTTGGGCCACCCAACCTGCCCGTCTGTGGACGCCAATCCACAAACTGTCCATGCGGATCGTGGAACGCGATAGCCATGTCACGCCCAAAGGCCAAAGCCGTCCGGCTGAAGACATCCGCGAAGCGTGCTCGAGCAGTGCGTTCGTCAGCGACGCGCACGCCACCCTCACTGCGACCGTCCCTGACCTTGGCAAGCACTTCGCCTGGCACTGGCAGGTAACGCTGACCGTCAGCTGCAACCCCTCGCAGTGCGTACATGCCTTCCCGATAGGTCACGGCTTCACCATCGAGATCGGCGAGCATGAACTTCCAGCTGCTGAGCTGGACTTCACTCATTGCGTCTTTGGAGACGAACATGCCTTCAAGGTGATCGACAAACTTGCTGAACTCGTCATCAGTCATTTGTCAGTCCCTCCAACTCTCTTATTTTTCGCGTGCGCGTAACGCTTAGCGCAGCTAAGCGTGGTTCGGGTTCGGGTACGGGTACGGGTACGGGCTTGGATTCTGCTTGCGCTTTGCTTCCGTTCTGCTTGCGTTCTGCTTGGCGTCTGCTTGCGTTTTGCTTGCCGCCTGCTTGCCCGCTGCTTCGCTTCTGCTCGGACTTTGCTTCTAATTCGGCGCGTAAAGGCTGATAGTCGGCGTAATCGTGCATTTGCCAACCATCGCGGCTTGCGTCCTCATCCCAAAGGCCAACCTCGACCAGCAACGCGGCCTCAGCCTCAGCGCCATTCAAGAGGGCCCAGCTGCGCGGGATGAACCCATCGGTCATCTGACCGTTGGCCCAAGTGCCAGCGTGAAACCAAACGCCAATAACGGCGTGTCCACCCCGTGCCCTAGCACTGACAAACTTGTGGTGCTCCATGATGCGATCGTCAGCTTTGAACCACGCCATTAGCGACTAGTCCTTCGAAGTGTCGGCTCGCTCGCCAACAGCACACTGTCGGGGCGCTGATTACGCTGCTTGATCCACGCCTGCACTTCAGTTCGGCTGACCTCAAACGGCCACTCCTGCCGCTTATCTTTCCTGCGTGTGTTCCCCCAAGTATTCACACTGTTTCCTTTCGTGTTTCAATCCAACGGGTCAAAATTTGGGCTGCGGCTTCAAGGCTGCCTTCGTAATCACGGATAGAGATCTCGTTGATGCGTTCTGGCTTGCCATGCCAAGTCAGGTAGAGCTCGCGTTTCACCACGTCGCTGCCAGTCAGGCCAACGTCCATGCCGTGCTCGGTTGCGATTTTGATGAGGCGCTTCATGTACTTGCGCTCGATCACGAGTAACCACCGTTCAAGCCGCCAATGCGACGGATGCGATTGCACTCGTCAAGCCACTTGTCACGAGCGACTGTTCGGTCGTCAAACGTTTGGACTGCAAAGGCGAGTGTGGTTGCCATGCAGTAGCCGAGTGAGGGCAGCCCGATCGTCATCTGCTCTGGAGTACAGGTCAGGTAATACGCAGCTGTTGATGCTGCTTGCAACGTGCTGAGGGCAAGCCCGGCCTCGTAACGCTCGCCTACAACGTCGCGGTGTGCTCGATCAGTCCAGGCTTCCTCAAATCCCCATTTCAACGGGTCGGGTACTGGACTCTCCCCTTCGGCCTGAACTGCTTGTCGGATTGAGTCAGTTGGGAACTGCCATTCGTACCGATGCTCCCGGTAAGCGTCGTCAATCTGGTCATATAGGTGCTTGAAGCTCACCCAGTGGCATTTGACTGGTTCACCAGTTGGTTCTGTGGCCGTGTAAACCCAGCGCTCCAACCTGTGCGCAAGATGAGTCCGCAGCCAATCAGCATCCTTTGGGATAGTCCGCAGATCCGGCAGGACTGTGCCGTCTGGGGCCAGTTCACGGCCAGCGCTGGCGAACGCGTCAGCTATGCCCTGGGGGAGCGTGTAATCAGGCTTGCAACGTGTGGCGATAAAACTCATGTGCCACGCTCCGTGAAGGTCTCAAAGAACCGCTCCAGCGGATAGGCGGTGACATCAGCTGCACTAAGTCCCCATTGAAAGACGACGTAACTGTCAACTCGTCGAAGGTGAACCCCGACCACTTCAATAACTTGTCCTGGCTGCTTTGGGTTTTCCCACCAGCTGCCAATGCGCGGCACCTCAATAAGGCTCATGCTGCCTCCTCGTACCAGTCGGTTTCAGGTTCGAACACGGATGCGTCAAACAGGCCGCTCGGCTCTTCTGGTGACCCACCCGCGATCCCCCCGGAGTTACCAACAGGAGCGTCGTTGACCACGACCCTGCTTGGCTGCGAGTGAGTCACCACAGGAGCCGAATTGCGCAGCACATACACGGCCACGCCAGCCTCCGTTTGACAGTCGATGCTGTGCCCTTCTTTTTTGAGATCAAGAATGCGAGCGGCAACGCGCAAGATGGGACTTCCGCCATCACAAACGTTTGGTGCAAGGAAGTCAGTTGGGCTCACACCACGCCCGCCAGCCCTCTTCAGTTGCGCGAGGATGCGCTGCTTTTGAGTCATGGCTTTACCCGCCCAAACTGCTTCGTGATTGCATGGGTTTCGAGTGTGCCCAGGCGTGTTGCAAGGACGAGAACCTGAGACTCCAATAGGCGAACACGTTCCTCCAGCTGCCGTTCGCGGCTCTTGTAAAGGCGAAGGGCGTTCATCGGTTGCCCTCATCGAGCTCGCGTTCCTTTGAGATCAGATCGAGGTAACGCTCGGCTGGCATCGTCACAGTCCACTCGCGCCTGCTGGGCCTGTGAAAGATGACCCAGTTGACGATTTGTCCGGCTACCGCACCAGCTGCTCCACTGACAATCGAATCGGCTACTTGGTCAATCCACTGGTAAAGACGTGCTTGCTCCATGCGCTTGATCTCGACGTGATCGGGAAGGTCACCTGCCAGATCGCCGCCACCGGACGCGCCGGAAGCAAACCCCCGAGTGCACTGAAAACCCCGTGTACGGAACAACTCCTGCACTTCAAGTTCGCCCCTAGCACCTTTCAGGCGTGACTGGTTGCCGCTCATCGCACGATCCCCTTGCTGAACGAGTTCTTGCGCTTGATCGTTTGGACCGTCCCACCGTTTTCAGCCCAGCTGCGCGCCCATTCGCGCTTGCAGGCATCACAGAGATCAGCGCTGTGGCGGTCAATGTGGAATGCCTGCCAGCGGGCGGGTGATGGTCCGTAACCATTGGTCCTGCCGGGTTTCTCAGCGTGCACTTCGTCGAGGTCGCACTTGCCGAGCATGTATTCCTCCCTAAACACGAGGCTCATGCTTCGCCCCCGTCTAGTCCCTCGATCTCCTCGTGTTCGCCCTTCCAATAGCCAATCGGCACTGCGTAATAAGCGTGTGATTCGTGCGCTGGTTCTGCGAGGCGAACGGCTTTGGCCTTGTCATACCCCTCAGCTTCAGATCCGAGCTTGGGCGGGTACTTCAACTGGCCGTCAGCACCAACGACAACCCACTTTTCACGCTTGGGCTTCTCCTTACGCTGGATCTTCTTGCCCCGTGCCATCAGGCCTCAACCACCCGTCCAACCTCGATCAAACCGACCAGCGCGTCCAAACGTGTTTTGGGGAAACGAGGCAATGCCTTTGCAACCCAATCCCCTGCCTCTGCTTCATCAGTGATGTTTGGGGATGGCTTCTCAGCGGCTTTGCACATCATCAGCATTAACTCCCGATCAAGTACGGCGCGTTCGGTTGCCATGCCAATGACCTTGCGACGGTCACTAGCTGTGAGAGAAACGACTGGGGCTTCATCAGAGGCCCGCCCCGACCCTGACGAGACACCAGCTGGTGGCAGTTGCTTAAAGTCCTTGTTCTCCAGCTGGGCCTTGCGCACGTCTTGTGCGCTTGCAATGCCCTTATGCGCTGCAATACCGAGTGCTACGAGGGCCCTGCCCCAAGCTGAGGTTTCAGCGTTGGCGAGCTCTGATCCGCGTGTGAAGTTTGTCTTGCCGGGAAATGGCTCTGATGCAGTGCCAATGCCAGGGCGGTTGTCGTCGTGATGACGGTAAGCCTTCGCTGTGTAAACGATGAGCGTGTCGCCCTGTGCCTCAATGAACTCCCAGCTGCCTTGCAGGCACCCTTCTGGGAACTCCTGCTTGAACATCTGAATGCGGTCTTTGACCTCGATGTAGTCGGTTGGGCCTTTCATCAGCCGATCCGCCTGCGAACGATGCTGCGAGCGCGGTAGTAGCGAACGTCACTCCACCATTCGCGTACCCATGTCAAGACGTTAAGGAGCATTGCGATGGCGACGATCAGTACGCCTCCCCACTCGTCTGTTGGCCCTGCTGTTGCGATCAGATTCACTGTTTTCCCCCAGTCCCGCTGTGTGCGGTCTTTTAACGATTCGGCACTCAATCACACAATGCGGACGGAAACAACTTCCGTGAGCTTATTCCCCGCAATGTGCGGTTATTTCGTTGAACTTCGGGAAAGTCCTTCACGGTCTGCGGGAAAGTTATTTCGACTCCGTGCAAGTTCCGTGTAAGTTCCGGGTTATGCGGAAACAGAAGCCAGCGGGCAGCGACAGACTCGCCGCCCGTCTAAAGCAACTCAGAGGTGGCCTGACTCAACAGCAGGCAGGCGAACGCGCTGGCATCAACGGCAACACTTGGCAGAACCTCGAACGGTCAATGGTGAAACCACAACCGATCACGCTTCAACGTATTGCTAATGGGTTTGGCGTGGAATACGCCGAACTATGGTCCTATGTGGACGACCAGCCGCTAGTTGAGCGGTTTAGCGACGAAGAGCTTGATCGACTTGCGATGCGCCTGGCACCGTTGATTGCTCAGCATCTTCGCTCGCAAGACCAATAGCTTCAACAATCCGGCTCAAAAGCTCACGCTCCGGGCCCACTGGCAGGACGCTAACTACACCCTGTAGTGCGCCAGCAATCTTCCATGCTTCGTGCAGGGCATTCATGCTCGATCACCACTTGAACTTGGGCACATTGTCTGTTGGTGAAAGAACGGCGGCAATGAACGCCCCCCCCCCCCCCTGTTTTTCGTTGATCTCTCCATGCGCGGCAACCTACACTAATCCCGCTCACCATAAAACTAAAAATTCCTAACGGTGTGTCAGGACTCGGCGTGAGCTTTCCTTAGTGCCGCGTACATCAACAACCCATGCCTAAGTGCTTCCTGCAAGTACGCGGCCCGATGGTCGTCCTCAACGCCCTCGATCATCATGCGCTGCAGCTGCCAAGGCCCATAGTTGCCCACGCCGTCAGCAACCTCTTCCAGCCACTCCAATACAAGATCCCTGCCTTCCGGCAACCTGATGGGCCCAGGCTCAACTCGCTTGTTAGCGAAGGCGTGAAGGCTGTCAGCCACATGCGGCAAGCCAACAGCGTCGGCTGCGTTTCTCAGCACGTCAAGTTCGAACTGTGGATCGCGCTCCATCACATCATCAGCTGGCAGCGTGCTTCCACACTTCACACACTGATGCTCAAACCTTGGATCACTGTTGCGACTGTGATCGCACATTAGAACTGTTCCCCCCGCCATATTGCCTTCCCCCGTTTCTCGTCGAACACCGCGTGTTCGAGGTTCGTTTGCCCATCCGGAAATAACGTCACGGTTGCCCAACCGGGATGCCAGTCGCTACGTCCGTGGTTGTACCCCAGGTTGTTCTGTGCCATATGCCCGATCTCAGCGCCCTGCACGATCGTGCTCACACCATCACGGTCAAACAACGCTTTGAACGCATGACTCTTGGCATGGGTGTGACCGACTGCAACGGAAGCTTGCAGGCTGTCCATTGTCTTCTTTGCAGGTTGCCCCCCGACGAACATGCCGTGCCGGATCTCAAAGTCCTCACCGATCCGTAGCCGGTTGTGTTTGTAGCCGCCCGGTTCGTCAATGCACTTGATGCCAAGCTCATCCATTCGGAGTAGTCGTTTGATGCTCAGCGCATCATCAGCCCGTCCAGCACCGGGAACATCAGCTGGTCTGATGCCCCACAACCGTTCCGCCCTCAGAAGGCTCTCATTTCGAATGCGTTCGTCGTGGTTGCCGAGCATGAACCACCATTTCGTCTTCGGGCTTGCCTGAACTATCTCCGAGAGGATTTGATACCCCGTGTTGATGCAGTCCTGGGCGGTCGCGTTGAAGCGAGGGTCGCCACTGTCGCCGTACTTCGAAATGTTGCTGAAGTCCACAAGGTCACCAAGGTGCACTCCACAATCAGGTTTGACGCGCTCACAGAAGCTCAAAAACGCCGTGTGAGCCGCTTCGCTGTGCAACGGGGCCTGATGGTCGGACACGAGAACCCACGTCTGAGGACGCGATTGTGAAGCTGGCCGAACCTTTGGCATCCTCCGCGCTGGCGCGTCACTCGCCGGGAAGATCATGGCAAGGTCCGGCTTACGAATCAGATCGACGCGCAGCTGCTTATGCATTTGACCACCAGCGCCCATCCACTCATTCACACGAGCCCGGTCAATCCTCCACTCGTCTAGGCTAAACCCACGTTCAAGGCAAAGCTCTTCAGCGTCTTTGAGCTCTGATGCGGTCAGGGTTGCAGTAGTGCCATCAAGCTTTGTGTTGTTGCCCGCACGAAGAGCCTTCGCATCAAGACCATGACGGCCAAGCTCATGCCGCAATGAACTATCCGTAACGCCCAATTGCTGGCTCACCGCTCGCAGCGTGGGGGCTTCCATAACCATTTTCTTTAGCACGTCAATCGACGGCCAGTTGATCGTGCCCGAGAACCGATCTGGTTTGCGCTCCGATTTACTTTTTGCGGCCTGAACTCGTTCCCTGAGCGTGAAATCACCCTCACGAATGAGCCTTCTGATGTGCGAGTGAATCGTCTGCTCGGGAACACCAAGCTGCAAACCGACAGCGACAACACTGCCGTGCTGCTCGACTAGGGCAACAAGTTCTTCAGCTGTGGGGAGCGGCTTACGCTTGCTCACACCCATAAGCCTGCGCAGCCCTTCGGACGGAATCCCGCATTGTGCAAGTTCCGTGCAGGTTATTTCTGCGTGGTAGAACGCGAAATGGCCCCGCACCCCGAAGGGTGAGGGGCCAGCGGCCTGCAAACTCTGTGTTAAGGCCGACTAGGGACGTGCGCTTCGAATGCCCACTGTGGCAGCAAACGCAATGACAGCGTTCAGGACAGTCTGGACTGATGTGGCAGTGTCGCCACCCAGCACGCCCTGAGAAACGAGAACGCTGATTACTGCGACTACAACGCCACTGAGGGCGCTTGCCTGTGCTTTGGTCATAGGGAGCTCCTTAGCTCTTGAATGGTGGACGAACAACAGCTGCGATAAGTGAGCGATCGCGTTCGCGTCGGAACACGCCACCACCGTTTGATTGGCTGCCCGAGTTGCCACTGGACGTGTTGCCTTCAATCGTGAATACGGTGCGACCGTTACGGCTCATAAACAAGCCAACGTGGTCAACTCCGCCACCGTCAAAGTCAAAGAAAACCCAGTCGCCAGGGCGGGCTTCCTCAAGGCTGATGCGTTTCAAGCCATGCTCGCCATTCTCGGCCATCTCGACAACGCTGACCGTGTACCCGCCAATCATCGCTGGGTTTAGGCGCTTGCGAGTTCCAACATACGCGGATGCGTTCACAAAACACTGGCACCAAGGCACACCCCCGCCGGGATAACCGCTCATTTCCTGCCACGCTGTAATCCTTGGGCCCCGGTTGCTTCCCGCCGGATTTTCGGTAATGCCAACGCGAGCCTTCGCCCAGTTCACAGCTCTAGCCCGTTCACCCGGTGCCTTGCGCGTTGCCGGGGCATTCAGCGCTGCAGTTGTGCGAGGGCCAACCGTGCCACTCGCTTCCAAACCATGCGCTTTTTGAAACTTTGCGATCTGCTTGCGCGTCCTTGGGCCCATGCCCTCATTAAACGGCCAGCCCTTCGGCCAGTATCCATGCGCACGAAGGCGACGCTTGATAGCGCTCCCAGTCATTCATATCCCCCTTCGGGTTCGGTGTTACCTGTTCACGTGATCGAGCACGACGTACAGGACTGGAACGCAAGCAATCAGCAAAGCGATCAGCCTGTTCGTGGTGCTAGCGCGCTCTTCAAGACGTGTCACACGATCTTTAACCTCTGACAGGTCGGCGCTAATCGTGTCTGTGTTCTTCTTGATGCCGTCAAGTTCACGCATAAGCCAAGTGTGTTGTTCTTCGGAAGTCATAGGTCAATAGGGATCAGGTTTGTCGGAGGGCGTAATACTGCTCGGTCAAAGTAAACGTCGTGCTGCCAGTGTCCTTGTAAGCCTTGATGTCGATCGTGTGCGTACCCGGCGCAACGTTGTAGCCGATCACAACAAATCCCCCTGGCTGACCGCCACTGATGCCGGGAAGGCTTCCCAAACCAGTTTTGTCTCCGGGCGTGGTTGAGCGAGTCACAGCAGCATTGTTTGTGAACTCCAATATCTGCTGGGCGCTGGCACCGTCAATCGACGATGTGAAAACTGTGCTCTGTGACGCTGCCCCGTGACTGCCTCTGACTGCGCACCACAACTCGATTACATTGTCACCAGTGCAAGTGAACGTCAGCGAGCGAATCGTCTTAGGTGAAGCGTTCGTGTCCGAGCTGGTCACGTTCACGTTGATGCCCGTGTTGTAGTACTTCAGGCCACCACGCGTCCTGCGCTCCAACGCTGCAAGCCGATTGTTGATTTTCCTGATCTGCCCGCTGAACGTCGGATACCTGTCGTAAACGGTCATCAAAGAACCTCAAACTGAAGTGTGTTGGCAGTCTCGACCAGCTGCTCGTCAAACTCAACTTGAATCTGGTTGATGCGATACGACCCATTCAGTGTGTACGCCGGTTCGCTGATAACCACGTTTACCGTGTCACCAAGGTAATAATCAGCGCTCACACCCCACTGTGGAGCAAGGATTGGATCAGCGACAATCTCAACGCTTTGCCGGGGACTGTTTTTCAAGTAGTTATTTGCCACGCTTTGGCTGCTGTGAGTACCCGCGCTGACTTGCTCAAAGTACTCGCCATAGTTGTAAAGGCTCTTCCACGTCGCGTTCAAAGTTGACGGGTAGTTCTGAATGGCAGTAAAGCTATACGTGGATGGTGCAAACCCCGTGTTGTTGTTGTCGCTCTGGGCAAGGACAACGTTCCTGGGCGGTTGCATTGAGATCCTTGCGCTCGTGCAGTTAGCGAAGCTTGGCCCGCCAGCGATCTCGCCAACGCCAAACGACAGAGTGGACGATTTGTCAGTGCCAAGGTTTGGCGCGATCTTGAAAAGGCCGGCGGCATGATCGACGTACCAGTCAAAGTCAGCTGCGGACGTTGCCGCATCGAGCATTTCCCTGACGTTCGTTGCCGTGCCCGTATCGCAAGACACGGTTCCAGACACTGCGCTGACAGTTGAGCGCGTTAACCGTGTTGTGTTCTGCGGCCACTTGATCTGCTGCAACGTGCTTGTGTTACCCAAGACGTAGTTGACCAGTGTGTTTACGCCTGATCGGGCTGGCACGTCAAACGCCAGCTGGTGACTCATCGGACCAGTCCAATCAGTGAACGTCGCGGTCACATCACCACCATCGCCAGCGGTCATTTCCAATGATTCCAATGGGCCTGTGAACACAACAACCCCGTCACGCGCCAAGCGCACAACGGGAATCGTGGTCGCCAAGACCGTATAAAGGCTAAGCGCGTCAGCCGATGATGCGTCGAGCGTCACGTCCAACGTGCTTGTCTGAGTCAGTCCAAACTGCAACCGGGCATTTGTGGCTGATTGTGCCCATGCGGCAATCGTGCCGTCCGGATACTCGATGGTGAGCCCGTACTGCCTGTTTGCCACCTGTTACCACCAAGCGTCACGCCATGACAGCGTGCAAGTGCTTGAAGCTGATGATCCGCCACTCAACTGTTGCGTCCACGTCCAACTGCTCGTGCCCGGATAAAGCACAGGCCACTCTGTTGTTGGACTTAGAAGGTTGGGAGTTGAGCTTGTGCGCAGTTCGCAGTCAATGTAATCGTTAGCGGCCAAAATTGAGGCTGTTGCCGACGCATCAAGGACGATCGTGCTGCCCTGGGGGCTAACAGTTGAATAAGCCGCTGGAACGGTGACCGTTACATAGTCAAGCAACCGACCAGTGCCAGCAGTCCACTCAAATCGCGGTGACACGGGAGCATTGCCAGCATTGGTCACATTGGTGCTGCTGCTCGTAGCAACAACTGTGGTAGCGATTGTCGCAGTGCTCGTGTTGAGCGTCGTTCCATACCAGCGTGGATCAGGAGCACGGAAGTTCACCTGATACTGCAAATAAGCGCCACTGCCCTCAAAAGATGGTTGTGCAGCGCCAGTCAACACCACCGACGTTTGCCGCTGCGTAGTGCCATCGGGAAGAGTGATCGTCAGTGTGCCCTTAGACAGGAGCGTGCTTTGAAACGCTGCTGAAAGCGCATCCCACTTAGTCCATACATCCGACTGCGACGATCCAATGATTTCGCCTTCAAGCGTAATGTTTCGCTCGCCCAAATATCGAGTGTCATCAAGGACACCATCGCGCCCTGGCGCAGTCCTGAACACGTCACGGGGACTGGGAGGGCCACTAATGCCATCAGTTCTGCTGATCTGATAGTTGCCGGTTGCCGCGTGAATGTCTATGGCTGATCCAACGGCTGGCGTGAACGTGACCTTAGAGAGCATTTATGCCGTCCTTGTTTGCATCTGCCACGCGAACCTTGCGGCCAGCTGGTTCTCATCAAGCGAGTTGCCGTAGTTGTTCACAACAAACGTGTTGCCACCAGTGCCCATGCCCATTGCAGCGCCAGCTTGCGCGTACAAAGCTGCTCCGCGAGCTCGGTGCTTGCGGCTCAAAGGAATGATGGCCTCTGGCCCATCCTCACCAACAATCGCGTTTTGAGCACCGTTGACAATGCCACCAGTTGCAAACAGGCCAGCTTTCTTGCCAGCGCTGTACAAGATCTTGCCCGTTCTCGTGACGGGATCAAGCTTCTGAAGCAAACTGTTAAATTTGTCAAGTCTTTTGAGGACGTTCCAGATCGACTCAAGTGACGAGCCAACGTCGTAAAGCTTGCCCGCAAGCTGACCAGCAGGTTTCACCCCAGAACGAAGTCCCGCCGCAGCATCAGTGGCCGCACCTGCAAACTGCGACAGTTTTGGAATGACCGTTGTGGCAAGCTGAATCTGCACGCCGTCCCAAAGATCAGACAACTTTTTCTGAGCTTTTCCGAGGTTGGTGACATCCTTCTTTGTCTTATCGTTAATGGTCAAACCAAGCAGAGCCATTTCGCGTTTCAGCGCTTTGACCTTATCGCCACCCTGATTCAGCATTGGAATCAACTGACGGCCCGAGCGACCAAACAACTTCATTGCAAGATCAGTCTTGCCAACACCATTTGGCATTCCCTTAAACTTGTCAGCAAGCGCAATCAGCGTGCGGTCCATGTCCTTTGATTTCAACAACGCTGGTGAAATGCCAGCCTGGGCAAACAACTTCAACTGTTTAGTTGCCGCAGTCCCCGTACCAGTCGCTAAAACCATCCGCTTAGACATGATTCCCAAACCAGTTGTCAACTGTTGAGATGACAAACCAAACCGACGCGCAACGCCAACCCACGCCGAGCTTGACTCAGTAGACATGCCCGTGGCGTTCTCCAACAGCTTTGTTTCAGCTGTCAACCGCTTGAGCTTGTCAATGCCCTCGCCAACAAACTGCACTGCCTCACCGACAGCTGCAACACCAACTGCTGCGCCAACCATTGGGCCCGTAAGGCCAGCACCAGCTGACGCAATGTTCCTGAATCGGCCCACTGTCTGATTCATTGCCCCATTAAGGCCGCCAACGTTTTTCTTCAAGGGAGCAAAGATGCCACCAGTGCCACGCCCAGCCGCAGCGGCTTGACGCTTGAAGTAGTTCAGCTGTCGCTGTGTTTTCTGCAGCTCGCGTTCTGCGCGACTCGCATCAGCAGCAATCTCAAGTGTGACTGACTTTTTAGGCACGATTAGCCTTTCTTGCCTCGCGGGCTTCTAGTTCCAAATCTTCACGAATGAGAACCCATTCACGATCTGTCAAATCACGCATATGAAACGGCAGCAGCCCATAACGGCGTGCTAGGACTGGATGCCAGAGTCCTCGACCGCGCCGTCTTGTGTAGGGGGGAGCTCGCTGCCCTCCACAATCTCAATCGCACCCATTGGCAATGCTCGAAGCTCCTCCAATGAACACAACGGATACTTCCTGCGCTTTGCAAGGAACGCGAGAGCCAATACGCCCTTCACGCTCTCAATGTTCTCCGCGATGCTGCCACCGATCAGCGCTTCGACTTCCTCAGCTTCACCCCAGGTCAAATCCTGAAGGTCAATTTGGAACTCTTCACCGTCGATCTTGATCGTTATTCCCGAATCACTAGGCACGTCAACCCCCGTTTGCTCGTTGTTCAAACTCATGGCCAATGCGATCCATTGTCCGCAAAATGCCATTTACTGCCTCTGGAATAAGCCTGTCCGCAGCCTTATTCACATACTGCGTTCCGGTCATACCCGACCCGTTCGTGTGACGGCCCGTGTTCTGCGGCCACCGATACCTTGAAACGCCCCTGGCACCCGTTGAAGTCACTCGAAGGCGCGTCTGGTTCTTCGTGAAGCTCGTCGAGGACCCAATACTTGCTTTCAGGTTGCCCGTCCGAACACGCACGTTGGCGCGCTCGTAATCAGCACCCTTCTTTGCGTAGTCCCTGAACGTTGCCTTCAATTGCTTTTCCAGATCCGGCGCGTACTCCTTCAAGGCATGACGGGCATTGTGAATATCAACATCCACGTTAATCCCGATTTCGTCCATTGGTTAGAACGACGCGTCGAGGCTCAGATACTCAATTTTGACGGGCTCATTGGTGCCATCGTCAAGGGCTTTGAAATCAATGCTCTGCTCAATGATGTCACCGCCACCCGTTGGAGTTTCACCAACGAAGATTGCAGCTGGGATTGTGATCTGAACGTAACCCTTGACTGAACTTTCGATTGCGGCTTGCGTCTCAAACTTCGCAACGATTTCAACGTTCGAATGGCCCGTGAACTTGTTGTACTGGGTAAGGCCTTCCCAATCAACGTTCAGCTTGCCCTCACACGAGCGCATGTCAGCCTCAACTGGCTTTGCTGGGCTTGCATCGCCAAGGAAGTAACGATCAGTCTTGCGACCGTTCTCGATCTTCATAGTGAAGTCAGAAACGTTAACGGCAACCGTGTCAAGCTTGACAACCGCGCCCGAAAAGATCAACGGAGTACTCGATGGGTACGAAGCACTCGTTGCACTTGCAGCTGACACTGTTTCAGTCTTGCCATAAATGCTGGACTTCATTGTGGCGATCTCGCCAGCCTTGCAAGCAATCTCCATATCCGAGATTACGCAGCCAGCGTAAGTGAACTTATGAGTTGTGCCAGCAACATCTGCGCGGGCGATCTCAGTCGTAAACGAGAGACTGTCAAGGCCACTATCGGCTGTGAACGTGTGCAGACGACGATTTGTTGCGCCGCCTGGCGTAGTCGTAACAACCTTGCCCATCAGCTGCTTGAACCAGAAGCCAGCGCCAGCTGACGGAATCTCAATCTCAACGTCGCCTTGAACGTGTGACTTGCTAATTACGTGGCCATTTGTGGACAAGTAACGCCGACTTGCCTTCAGTGCTTTGCTCTCAACGTAGTCAAGCTTCAGCCCAACGTTTTCTGACAGGACTTCAAAGCGCGTATCCGGAGATACGGCAGTTCCATATGTGGCCTCGGCCTTTACGGCGAGTGTGTGGTCTCCAACCTTTGCCATAATCTACTCCTTGTCCCCAGCAGGGGCCTTCTTGGTCTTTGAGCGAACGAAACCGGCGGCTTCTAGCTCCTTTGCAATATCAGCCGGAACATCGACTGTTTCGCCCTGCTTCACGAACAAGCGCAGTTCGGCAAGGTGCACTTCATACGACGGGCCTTGATAAGTGACCTTTGCCACTGGTTAGACCTCCAAATCCTTGTCTGCAATCACTCGAACCTCGCAAGTGATCTCAACAACATTTCGCTCAGGGCCGTTAAAAGACCGCTGATCGAAGCTCACAACTTCTGCGATCAACACGCTGCCGTTCAGACTGGAATCCGTTGCGATCGCAGCTTCAACACCAGCGAGCATTGTCCAGGCCCGCTCTTCGCTGTCGAGCAGATCGCCGGTCAAAACTTGACTGACGATTGCGATTTCAACAGTGAGCTCTTCGCGCCTATTTGCCTTGCCAAGGCTGCGGGCCCGTTCAGTGTTTCGAACACTGTTGATGAAGATGCACTGCAACTCCATTTCGCTACCGGGATGCCCAATGAGGATCTGCTGCCCTTTAAGCGTCGGCTCGTTGATGAGCGCCCTGATGATCTCCTTCTTGACGCGCAACGCATTAGTCATGGTTTAGGCCACTCCGAATGACTGCTTGTACATCTGCACTACTTGGTTCAAAGCTGGAAGGCTGAACAACGCGCCTCGAACGCCAGCTGTGACCAGCTGCGCGGTGCCGTCCTCTGACGTGATGCTCTGGGCGCGAGCGTCAATGCGACTTTCCACGAGTGAATGACGAACACCCTCGACCACAGCTTGCTTTACCAGCCCTGGCACTTGCGAATAGCCGAACACGCCGGTGACAGTGATGTTCCTGCGGCCCGCTTCCCAAAAGTATGTGGGCCTGAGTAGCACTCCGGCTTCTTCGTCAATTCTGAGAGCGTCAAGGTCAACCTGTGTAAGTGCTTGCGTGACCACGTTGTCTGTAACGCTAATTGCGCTCACGGACTGCGGGCGAGCATGGCGAGTAAAGAGTTCATCACTGCCACCGCCGTCGTACTTCACGCCAACGCGCTCGACGGGCACGAACGAAACTCCACACGCCTGTTCCAGCTGATCCTCGATCTCCGTGATCGTTTGCTCAATCAACTCATCCGGGTAACGATTCACATCGTCTAAGGGACGAAGCCTGCGACAGTCACCGATCGACGCTGTGCGATTGCCAACTACTTGAACAGGAAGGGTCACGGTGCTGGTTCCCTGAGCGTCCACGATTGTGAACACGGCTGTCAAGCTGCTAACCGTTGATTGCGCTGCAAGCGCGTACGTCACACGATCAGCCTCAACGTTGCACGATGCGGCTGAAGCAATGCTGGTCGCATCACGATCTCGTGTGATCGTGACCGTAGCCGACGTTGGTTTTGTGTCCCGAGGGACGCTGAGCGTGCTCGGTTGCCCCTTCAGGACGCGCAACATCAGCGAGTCTCAACAGTCTTGTCAGCAGTGGCTTTTGTTGCCTTCTTTGCGCGAGTCTCAGCAACCGCTTCGCCCAATCCTTTTTCAAGGAGTGCTTTTGCTTCTGCGGCATCAACTTCGATTACGTCCCCCACAACCCATGACTCGTTGCCGTCAACACGCGATGTGAGAAGGCGAATCTTGATTTTACTTGCAGCCATTTTTGGCTCCTTTCCCCACTAGAAGATTGAAATTGAGCGAACACCGCCCCCACCTTGTAGTGAGGGCGGGTCCGTCCAAAACAGGACTACGAAGCGGCCTGCTTGAGGCTCCGGAGAGCGGATGAGTCGGTGATCTTCGCGTCAACGCGGAGAGCAACCTTAAAGCCGACGTGGCCGGTGTCGGCAAAGCGCTCGTTGAGCACTGCAACCTGAACCGGGGTGCGGCGAACGGTGTAACCCATTGGGTCACCGTAAACAGCTACGACCTTGGTAGCGGCAGGAGCGTCAAGCTGCTCGATGTACACAGGCGAGCCCAGAAGGGTTGCCGGAGTACCAGCTGCGAGACCAGGCTGGAGGATGTAGTCGCCTGAGCCTGATGCCTTCAGCTTGCGAACACCCTTGAGCCATGTGTCGTTGACAAACCAAGCTGCCGATGCGCGGTACGGAGCCGAAAGGCTGTGCTGCGTGTCGAACACTTCGTCTGCTGTGGTAGCCGTTGTGGAAGCGGCAGTGACACCAACGGTGCACTTTGTGATTCCCTGCGGCTGTGATGAACCCGTACCAGTGGCGAGAACTGCACCAATCTGGTTGCCAAGGTAACGGGAAACCTGACGCTGAACGTATGACGAGATGTCAAACGCAGCGTCGGCAAGGAGCTCTTCCGAGACCTTGATGATTGCACCGTACTTGTAAGCGCCAATGGCCGTCGAAGCGGTCGTCGGAGCTGGGTTTGAGTACGTTCCCTCTTCTGCAACTAGGGCGATTGCCTCGTCGGCAGTGCTGGTTGGGAGGTTGATGATCTGACCATCGCTCGTCTCAAGGATGTTCGAAAGGTCAAACAGTCGGGTCTGAAGGACCATTGACTGGATCAGCTGGTTGCTCCACTGTTGCGGAACCCACTCTGAGCCTGAGCCAGCTGTGGCCTTGACAAGAGTGGCACGAGCTTCAACGTCAGTTCCCTTCGAACGAAGGAAGCTGCCAAACATGTCAAGTGCATCGCGCTTCTCTTCGACTGCAACACCCTCGTCGATGACGACGGGCGCTTCATCGCCAAAGGCGAGTGAACGGGCCTCGTCAGCCTTCATCTCAGGTGCGATTCCAGCAACACGCTCAAGGCGGTTGATGGTCTCATTGGTGGAATCAAGCTCGGCCTCGCGGCGATCGAACTCGGTTGCCTGCTCCGCAGTAAGGGTCTCGTTCTCGTCGAGGATGCGACGCATCTCGGCAAGCTGATGAGCAGCCTTGTGGCGGAGATCGGTGATCTTGTCGATTGACATTTAGATCAACCTTTCTCAGTCCCAAATGGACTGTGTTGTATTTACGCTGCGCGTTTGTCGCGCAACTTCAAACGGCGCGCCCTGTGTCGGTGCGTGCCCTCATCGTCAGCCCGCCGAGGCTGCGAGTCAGCCTGAGAGGACTGCTGCACGGCGGCACCCTGTCCCTCTTGCTCTGACTCACTTGTTGACGAAGATTGGTTGCTGCGCGTCAGCGCAACAGAAGTGGTGTCAGCGTAAGCCGGGAACACAACCGGGCTTACATCAAGCAGATCGTCAAACTCTGTGATCGTGCGAATCATTGTGCCGTCCGGTGCATCAGTCCACGTTTGACCTTCAGCCCTGACACGGAAAGCAAAGCTCGATTGGCTTACATCGCCACGCTCTAGGAGCACTTTGAGATCGCGCCCATAGCTGGTGTCAGCCACGTTGACCTCATAAACAAGTCCCCTGGGGTCTTCACGAAGTGTGAGCGACCCATTAGTAGTGCGACCAAGGATCAGATTCTGATCGTGATTAAACAGGGCGGCAACATCAAGGTTGTCGCGCTTCAAAACTTTGCGAAACGCTCCACGTTGAATGACTTCACGGAACCCGCCAAGATCGCCTGACTCTGAACCAAACACGGCAGCGTGCCCAGTGAGCGTCCATCCACCATTCGCGGCTTCCCGGATTTCAGTAGTTACAGGAGCAATCCTGCGCTCGACCACATCAGCACCATTTCGCAGTTCACTTACCAACGCTGGATTTTCACGAAGATCTAGCTCGTTAATGATGCGCGTTTCCTTGTTCATAACGTCCTCCCTTGTGCCCGCTGCTGGGGCAAGTTCCGAGCGACTATGGTTGCCGCCTCGTTCCACGTAAATCACCGATTTCCAACTTTCTCTTTTGATCTCTGTCAGGGCTGTTTGCAACTTCTGATAAAGCTCCTGAACGCGAGCGTCTGGTACTGGGTGCTCACGTGTTTTCTGAACATCAAGCAACGTCTGCAAGGGCGGGTTAAAAACAACGGCGTAAGCGGGCACTTTTGACCGTTGAGCAATGCCCAAAAGACGAGCTCGCATTCGTTTGCCGATACCAGTTGAATCAAAATAGACTTGATTGCCTGATTGGATGAGGTCAAACGTCTTTACGATTGCTTCCTCAACAACGTCAACTGGCTTAGCGTTTGGATCAGTCCTTAAAACTTCAAGGCTGACTCGTTTTGCATTGGGTAAGTTTTCTTGAGCCCATGTTGTTTTGCCAGCGCCAGGAGCGCCAATCAGCACAATTAGCGAGCGCTCTGGGTACTCGATCATGTTTAAACGCTTGTGCCGTCAGAAGGTGGTTGTGGTGCGTCTAATGGTGCGTCAGCGACCATTTCGATCGGCCCACGGTTTAGTTCGGACCGAACTTCGTCACGAGTGACAATGCCTTCCTTAAACAAGGCAAGGTTGATATCCGCAATTGTCTTCGTGTCACCACGGGTAAGATCGGTGGTGTCAAACTTCAAGCTGAACTGACTTCCCAAACCATTGGTGGAAAGCAGATCCGTGTCGCGCATCAAGCTCTTCTCCCAGCGAGTAAGCCAGCGGCGAAGAGTGAACCTCACAAAGTGCTCGTACTCCATTGCCGTCGTCGTGTAGGTCAAACTTGACCCATTAGCGTTTGTCTGCAGCATGTGCGCTGGAATCTGCATCAGGCGAGCAACGTTCAGCGTCGAAAGCTCCATCTGCTGAACCATCTGAGCATCTTCCAAAGGAAGGCTCATCGGCTCAAACTTCATGCCCTCTTCAAGAATGGCCACACGGGATGCGTTGCCCGTTCCCCCATGCGAAGCGTGCCATTGAGCACGAAGACGCTCGGCAGCCTCCGGGCTTAACCTATTTGGATGCGTAAGTACACCGCCAGGGGTTGCATTGTTAGCCCAGAACTTGCCCGCGTACTTTTCAACTGCGGCATAAGTTCCAAGGCCCTGACGTGCCATCTGAATTGGGCTTACGCCAACCAGCCCGTCAAAGCTCAGGCCACGAATATGAATGAAGTCACGTTGTGTGAACGGGCCCTTGTTGCCATCAATTACGTAATAGGGAACACCGTTCTTGTCACGGTCAACCTTGACGCGCTCAGGAGCAATCGGCCAAAGCTCTGTGACCTTTTTATTAGTCTTGACCTTCAGTAGAAAGGCATTTCCCCAAAGCAACAGGTGCCCCATTGCGACCTCGATAAGCTCGCCGCCATCCATCCAAGCGTTCGGTGAGTCAAGGAGCTTGGCTACTGGATGGTGTGGCGTTTCGATGCGAGTGCCATCGGGCTGTGTGCGATAAACGTGCAACGGAAGGCTGCCCACTGCGCCAGCGACCAGCTGCACTGCGGCCCAGACTGGGACAAGGCGAACACTGTTCTTGTTCGTAACGGATTCGTTAGCGAAAGTTTGTTCGAGGAAAACTGCATCGTCGTTCACAAACTCGATCGGCACAGCACTGCGCTGCGACCACTTGTCGAAGAGGCCCAATGTGTTCTCCTAAAGCTCAGAGGACCAACAGGTCCGAGGTTTCATAGACGGAATCTGTTCCGCCGTCCTGCTGTGTGGCAACCGTGAACGCGAGCAACAAGGCAATGAGCGCGTCGATCTTGCCCCGGCCCGTCTTGCCTCTGGGCGCTTTAGCAATTCGCCAGCCGCGCTCGGTCATCTTGATGCTGCCAGCCTCAACATGCGCTTCAAGTTTCGGATCACCGTTATGAACTAGCTCTCCCCTGTTCACAGCCTCCAACAACCTCGAGCAAGCCGGAACGGTTCGCTCATTCGTCATTGGAAACTCGATCATCACAGCGCCTCTAGCTTCAAGCTCCTGTGCGGATCTGGCGAAGCTCCATAAATCGAAGACGACGCCGTGAACCTCAAACTTGTCATGCAAGTTAATGATGTGGTTCTCAATCAACGCAAGATCAAGTTCGCCACCCTCCGGCGGCGTAAAAATCTCAGCCTCAACGGCCCAACGCTCATCCTCAAGTTGATGGACAACGGTAACGGCACTCGTATCGTGCCGAAGGCCAATGTCCACGCCAATCCAAACGCGGGCATGCTCGGGAATAACAAGGTCGTAGTCAGCAAGTGTTCCCCACTTGCCAGGCTCAATCCAACTGTCTTCCAGATTCGTAACCCACTGGTTGCAGGCGTACCTAAGCCATTCGCGTTTATGCATCGACGGGCTCTGATGCCGCCTGCTCAAATCCTCAACCGTTACGAAGCTCGACGGGTTCGCCTTCTTAACGATCTCCATGTCGTCGCAATCTTCGCCCTCTGGGACTTCCCACATGTGAGCAACGAAAGAGCCGTCGGGGCTACGACTGCGAATGTGAAAGCCAGTCTGTTCGCGGTCTTCCAGAAGATGCGCTCGCTCACGGAGCTTGCCCAATGGACTCTCAAGATCAGCCCCCGCCGTTGAAATCGTGACCATCTGACCCTTGTCACGCTTGCCAAGACCATCGCGGGCAATGGCGTAAAGGTCTGGTGACTTATGCCTGTGAAGCTCATCGCAAAGGAACAGCGTTGGCGCAATACCATCAGCTGTGTTCGAGTCGCTGGCAAGCACCTTGACCGTGCCATTGTCCGACCGTGACCTGAGCTCTCGATACCCGTCCCTGACCGAAATCAGCTGCTGCAAACGCTCCGAGCGCTTAACAAACCCAGCCGCATGCTGGTACATCAGCGAAGCCTGATCCCTTGATGCAGCCGCGATGTAACAGCTGGCGTCCCGAGTAGTCAGCAGGTGATAGACGGCTGTCGCCGCGTAAAGCGTGGTCTTGCCGTTCCCCTTGCCAAGCAAGACAAGCATTTCCTGAGCGCCATCAAAGAGATCGAGCAATACGCGCTTCTGCCAATCCTCGAGCACAAACAACCGCCCGTCATTCGTAATCAACTCGCTTTCAGCGAACGCTACAAAGAGCTCAAGCTCCTGCTTTGCGCTGTCTGAATGCTGCGAGCTGATCGAAGACATCTGCTTCGACCGGCTTGGCTTCTTCTTGCTCATCTCTGCGCTCCCAAGGTCGCTCGAGCAGGTACTTCATAGCCTGCACATTCCCGTCAATAGCTGCGCCCTCCAACAGGCCAACCAGCTGCTCAACGGAAAGGCCCCCCGCCCGTTCTTGACTGACTAATTCCGATGGCTTAGATCTCGCCCTAGGACGAGGGATCTGTTCATAAGCCTGGACAAACTCAAATTGCGGTCCTTCGCTTGCCTCTTTGCCAGCCGTCATCCATCGGCGAATGGTTGCCGTGCTGACTCCCACAGTTCGGTTTGCGTCTTCCTGTGTCTTGCCCTCACGGAGCAACGTCAACCAGTGTTCTCGGCGTGCTTTGTCAAACCTGATGGCCTTGCTCATGTACCTAAAGTCCTTCCCCCAACTGACTTTTATTCACAAATTCATCTCGTGGTGGGTTCGCCGCGGTCGAAAATCAAAGAATTGCGCCATCAAATTTGTTGTGAAAAGTGCCTAGGGCGCGTTCTAAGGGCCTGTTCTCCGCACCTTCAGCCGGTAGGTTGAGTGCCTTGCCTTCGCCGTGAGGCGCGATGTTCGGCCTCAACTATTGGGTGGCACGTTCGGCACAGGACTTGAAGGTTGGTTTGGTCGTGGGTGCCTCCCTCGATCAGGGGGAGGATGTGATGCACGGTCAGATCATTGGGTGAGTAGCACCGTTCGCACATGCCACTTGTGCGGCTGATGGCTCTAGCCCTTGCCCGTCGCCACTCTGCTGTCTTGTATGCGCTGCGGTCCCGTCGGGCTGTGCCTTGTCTTGCCGTGTCGTAGTACGAGCGCTTTGCCGTGTGGCATTTGGGACAGCGCGATCTGCCGTTGCCCTGGGGGAAGAGCTTGCCGCACGTTAGGCAGCTGACTTGCATTAGCTGCTGAGGACTGTGACGCGCAGGGCGTTGTTGGATTGCGCTGGGCTTGAGCTGCCCGACCAGCCAAGGTTGATGCCTGAGTCTTGTCGTGCGTCGATTCTGATGGTGTCAAGCGTGTTGCATTTCATTATGTATGAAAGGTCCGTGTTCTGGACAAGGGCATTGGCTGGGATGCTTACGCCGGGCCGGTCAATGACTGTTCCGCCACTGTCAACGTGTCGGATTAGCATTGCTCGACCGCCAGTAGCGTTTGTTGTCCAGCCAATGTGGGCGCTTACAAGGATTGTACAGCCGTAGTTGATTTGGATGTATCCAGCAGTGTGGCTGGTTCCTGATGCTGAACCGAGTGAATATGAAAGGTACGTTGTGTCGCCTGTTTGATCTGCGGCGTTGAGTCCAATGCCGACGACGGTTGATCCGCTTGCGATTACTTGGGCTGTGTTTGACCACATGAAGATTGTTGGCAGCTGGAACTTAGTTGACGTGATGTTCGCTCCTGAAGAAACGTCAGAGTCAACGAGCTTGCTTTGAGACAGAACACCACCTGATGTTGCTCTTACGATTCCGGCAACGCTGCCTGGGATGGTGACCGTTCCTGTGAACGTTGGGCTTGCCGTTGGTGCCGCGCCAATATCCGAAGGAACGAGCGCATCACTGCCTCCGGTTGCGTGTGAAGACTTATGCGCTGTGGGAGTGCGCGTGTCTGACAACCGTGAATCATTTCCCGCAGCTGCTTCCGTCGCACCTGTTCCAAGTGCCCTCACGCTTGCAGTGCCAGCGGCTTGAACGGTAAGCCCAGTGTGCGTGTGGTTGCCTGCTGCGGCTTCCGTTGCTCCAGTGCCAAGTGCCCGAACGCTTGCAGTGCCAGCGGCTTGAACGGTAAGGCCCGTGTGACTGTGATCTGATGCGGCTGCCGTGAGTGCTGTGCCGTCTCCCGCAATCGCTCTGACGGATGCTGTGCCTTGGGCTGCTGCGGTTGTTAGGTTGACGCTTGATGCCTGTTTGTCTGCAAGGTCAGTCGTGAGGTTTGTGACCTGTGATTGGGCAATCGTGATCGGGTCTGAGCCCGCGCTTCCGTGTGACGAAGCGTGACTTGTTGGTGTTCGGGAGTCTGATAGGCGACTGTCGGATGTGATGACAGCAGTGCCGGTGATGTCAGCTGGGGCGTGGGTGTGCGATGTGGTTGCCGCACCAATGCTGGCTGGTGTGATGCTAACCGCACCAGTGTTTCCGTTGACGCTGAGAACTACATCGAGCGGGGTTTGCAGGAGTGTCCAGTCGGCCATTGTGCTAGCCGTGCCCGTGTTTTTGATGTAGCTCTTTGACTCATCGGTCCGGACTGCAACGTCGCCTTCCTGTGACGTCAGGGCAAGCTGGGCGGCTTGTGAGCCGACCGTGTAAACGCTGGTAATGGCGATCGCTGGAAGTTGAGCGCTGCTGATCTGCCCGCTGCTGTCAAGACCTGCAACACCATTGGCAACGTTCTTGCTCGCCGCGTCAACAACTTTGTTAGTGCTGCTGATGCTGGTGCTTGATGTGGTGTGGCTTGCACTGACAGCTTTATCACTCGTGACGTTCGCACCAGAGGTCATACCGCCTGAAAGGTCAAGGGCATGGCCGTGGTCTGCGCGGGCTGGGTAACCGTTGGAGCCTGCACCAATAGCGTTTGTTGACGAAGACGTGACAGTCAGCGGTGTGATTGTGCCGTTGCTTGCCTGATTTACCCAAGACTGCCATGTGCCCGGAGTGCCGCCCGTGATGCAAACTTGGATTCGACCATTGAGGGCAACAAGCATGTCACCCTGAAGCCATGTTCCCGTTGTTGGCGGATTGGACGAAGAGTTGTAACCGCAGAACCTGTTAGCGGCATAGCCACCGATAGGGTTGCTGAGAAGTTTAGAAGTATCCGCGATGCCGTGAACGCTTGTAGTGCCAGCAGTGTGCGAGTCAAGGCTGGACTGCAAAGCGACTCCACCAGACCCGGTTGTGATGCCTATTGTTGCTGATGTGCTTGAGCCTGAGTTGGTAATCGGAGCAGTAACGCCAACAACACCCGATGGTCCTTGAGCGCCAGTTGCGCCAGTGTCACCCTTTGCACCAGTCGCACCAGTCGGGCCGGTTGAGCCAGTGGCACCAGTTGAGCCTGTTGGCCCAGTTGGACCCTGCGAACCAGTAGCGCCCGTTGCACCCTGTGATGCGACCAACTGCCACTTACTGCTAACCCCTGGCACATCCGTTGAAAGAGTGGCCTGCTTGGCGTAATAGCTAGACCCCGAATACGAAACAAAGTCATTGAGGCTGTAAGCCTGGGCACTCCACGCGCCTTGGCTATTAAGCGTAGTGCCAGCTGGACCCTGTGGGCCCGTCCCACCAACACGAAGGATTTTTGTCTGGTCATTGAGTTTCACCGTAAGACCGTTAGCCGTGATCTTCACAGTTTTCTCAACTGCGTTGACCTTCACGACACTCATGTCTTGACAACCTCGATCGTGCCGTGCAGAAGCAGATCAGCCTTGCCACTGCCACTGGTGATAACAAGGTCATACGCGCCAGTGTCGATCTTCCAGTCTTGGACTTGCGCTGGCGTGCGCGAAACCGTCACCGTGCCAGCAGACCCGCCGAGGGTAATACCCGAACCGCTGGTAAGCGTCGCAATGACCGTGCCATTGGGCTTATCCATGACACGGAATGAGGCCGTGTACCCCGTGAGGTTCACGACCGTCGTTGCATCATTGTCAGAGTAGTAAGTAAGCGACAAATCAAGCGACTCCTGAGCGAAGGTCTTGATGTCGTATTGCTCTGGGCTCAACTGACAACTCCTTTGAAAAATGAGGGCGGCACCACACTGGAAGCCTTGGGGGGAAAGCGACCCTTGCGATGCCGCCAGCACACCTGGGGGGTGTGCCTCGCCCGCAGCTGATCGGAACTGGGGCGAAGATGGTTACTGCACGTCGCGTGTGTCACGGAGCTTCATGCCCCGCTCGATCACAGCGTGCCGAGTGCGAAAGATCAGGCCAATGGCACACGCTGCCCGATTGCCAATCAACGGGCTCAATGCGGCTCGCTTAATTAACGGGCTTGCATCCAAGTCTTGTGTCAGGGCGTAAAGGCCAACGTGTTTGTCGTCCGTTGTTTGTACTGGGACGATCGCTACAAGTGTGCCCTGGTCAAGTAGTTCAAGTGCACGGTCGTACATTGAGCCACCGTGTAGATCCTCGGGCATGTCACTGGACTGCGTATTTGGCCCGGTGGGCTTTCAAGCGCGTTGCGCTTTCCTCGCATTGAGAACACTTGCAGGTGTAAGTGCCATCACAGGCAATGGTGCGTGTGAGTTCTGGCATGGTCTGCGGTGCGCAACCGGGGGCTGCTGGTATTTCGCGTGGGTTCAGCCCGTAGCGCACGAGTTCTTCGCGCAGGCCGTAACAGAGTTGGCACCTACAAGTGCGAGTCACGATGTGCCCTTCCAAATTTTTGAGGCCCAATGTGTGGGCGTCGAATGAACGGGGCGTGACAGTGAAGGTGCAGTTGCTCCGGGAGCAACCTACACCTAGTGACGCACTATGACACCCATTTCGGACGGAATCAGATTGCGCGCTGCTTATACCTACTTCGATATAGCCGGTCGAGGATATCTGCGGCCATGTGAGCGTCCTTGCGGAAGTTTCCACTCGTGCCACGTCCGGGAAAGTTCCCTGTCAGTCCAAAGTGACAGGCGTACCGTCCAAAGCCTGACTCCACTCCCCAAATGCCAAGTAGTAGCCGGAAAGGCACGTGATGGTGGACTGCCGCATCAAGGACAATCTGACGACGTTTGCCCTTTGGGGCGCGTGGCCACATCTCGTTCACCATGCCAACCGAGTAGCTGCCGCCCGTGTAATCGTTGAGAACGCCAGCGAAACGCCAGCTGACAGCCGCAGTGCGAGCCTTGTAGGTCAGGGTGTGCTCGGGAATCCGAGCGCGTGGTTGCGCCTGGGCTGCCCTGATGCACATCAAGTCCAAGGCAACAACAATCAAGATGCAGGCAACAGTGCGCACTGGGATTCGCTTGCGCTGCTTCATCGGGCCCGCTCAACCTTGCCAAGCTCAACGAGATACCTTTGCGCGTTGCGCTGCATTGACTTGACGCTGCGCTGATCCTCCGGATTCTGACAATACGTTTCCGCCGCCCGGCGCGTGCCATGCTCACGAGCAAACCGGGCAACAGTCAGCCGACCATCCTGAGTTCCCAGATCCGGAGCGTGACGGCGACTATGCCTGCAGCTGCGAATCTCACCCTGAGCTTGGGTAATCACATGAAACTTTGTGCTGATACGCCGATCAGTGTCTTTGATGTGACCGGCTCGCTTGTAATCCCCGGCAAGCTGCCCTACTGGATCTTCGGTGAGCGCTTTGCCACTCGGCCCAACTGGAAGGCGCACCGCATTAGCGTCAGCTGCTTGCATTTCCGTTGGTGCGGCTTTGACCTGACTGATTGTGGACAGATCAAGCAGTAGCCTGACCATGAGCCGATCGAGACGCTGCTCGAAGTGCTTGCGCCTGAGCGTGTCGGAAGTTCGAGCGTCGTCTGTCGGAAGTGCCGTGTGAGGTTTTTGCCCCAGCGCGTGTGAGGTCTGTGTGAGGTCTGGTTGAGAAACCACCGATTTCATTGCACATACACCACACACACAATGTGAGGTCCGACTGCACGAATCGCCTTCTAAATCAGTGTTTGCGGCACTTTGCCGCAGGTTCAAATGTAGTCGGGGAGAGTTCATTCAATACCTATGCAAATGCCTTCCTTATAGGGAATCTTGACTGTCTTGTGTGAGGTCCGTGTGAGGTCCATTCACGGCCTTACGAATGCGATCTCGGGCAGCTGCCTCGCTTGGATGTCCGTAAATCGTCTGCACTAGAACGCCACCATCTGTGTGTCCTAGTTGAACGGCCACATCGGACGGACTCAAGCCCTGCTCAAGAAGATAGGTGGCGCAGAAGTGCCTAAGCTCGTAGTAGTGCA